GCCGTGAACGGTTGCTGTTAAATGCGGGAGGTGTTCTTCTCCACCGGGCCACATATATCGGGAAGGACCTTTGCGTCCTTTGCGCTCACCAGAGCGATGCGGAACATCTTCACTGTCAAGATTGTCAATGAATGGGGAACTGCCACCGCGCGCCCCAGCTGTGTCATAGATAGCACCAGCGGGGTTGTTTTGAATAATGCTAAACATCGAATAAGCACTGTTGCCCATTCGGGCTTTGCGCTTTGGGCCACCAAGTTTAAAACGTATGCCACGAAGAATGAGTTGTTTGTTCCACGCAGTTGCTCCGCCACGGCCCTTAATTAGTTCGCCTTGAGTAATGCGGGAATCCCCGCCAGATGAGTTGAACGGAGTGATGTCAGAGTCAATGAACTTGAGATAATCCTTGATGGATTTGATCGTTGGTGCAGCTTCTTTTCGAATCTGGCGATTCATCTCTTTAACATAATCAGGTTCAAGTTTCTTGAGACGCTTCAGCGTTTCGTCAAGACCCTTGATTTTCATGTCTGATTGGATGTTTGCCATTACTTGTGTCTGTCTTGGAGGGCTTGGCTAAGAGTGCTGATGAGTGTTATCGGCATATCCTTCAGGTCCCGCCATGGAATCCCCGAAAGGATTAGTCCGGCAATGACTCCGTGGATGCCGTCTCGCCAAAAGGGATGCGTTCAACCCTGTACGAAACGCCTTTCACTTCTGAACGGTATTTTTCTATGTTGCTGACGTGGCCTTGCTGTTTCATGGAAAGGTAACTCAGGGTTACTAGGTATTCCATGGAAAGGTTTTCGTCAACAGCTTTGATGATTGAAACGGTGTGCAGTTTCTCAAACTCAATGAGGCTTGCTACCGATAGGGCGATTTCATGTTCGCTCCCATCGACCAGCACAGTGGCGATGTGGAGTTCAAACATTAGACGATTGGAGCTGTGTAAAGGCCACCAGTGAAGGTGATTGCACCAACAGTGGCAAGGTCGCCCACGGCACCAACCACTGGTCGGTACTCTGACATTAGGCAATTGGTAATCGTGAGATTTGGATTTAATGCACCAACGACTGCTGAGTCGTGACGTACAACAACTGTGGTCTGGACACCAACAAGGGCTGTCAAAGTTGCGTGAACTTTTGAAGCTGCAAAGTCTTGGTTGAACGAGATGGTCACAGAGTTATTCTGCAAACCACCCACGAACTGATGCCCGTTGACAGATGTTGTTGACATGGCAGTTGACTCAACTGAGTCCACAGCCTGTACAAAATCCACGTTTGTGACGTATGCGGTCAGGTCAATTGAGTTGACGCTTACTTGTACGTCTTTGTTTACGAAAATAGCCATGACTATTCTGCCTCTGCTTTCTTGGTTGTTTGTTTGTATTCGATATGACCCGCACTGATGAGGGCCTCAATCGATGAGCCTTGCAGCTCATCATCGGTGATTGTGTCGCCAAGCGATTTGCCTGCAACAAGTTCTGATGTGACTTTGTAACTAGCCATGTGTTCCTTATGGGTATGCGACCCACGGCACCGTGATGGTGTACGCGGGAAGTTCTTGATTGCCCACAGAATAAACCGTGGGCGTTGCGTCTGTTGCTGATGTTGCGTCAATCACCATGTCCATTGTGTCTAGAAGCGCAATGAGCGCGTCCAAGTTGCCCGGTGGGGGCATCAACACATTGACAGGGAAAGAAAGCAACAACTGGTTGGTGGTTGAACGGGTCACTTGTGGCGGGTCAATGATCACGGAAAGCGGGCGAGCGTTGCGGGAGTCTGAGACAACAACAACGCCAGCAGTTTCAAGCGTTGAAACCAGCCGAAGGCGGGCATCGTTTGTACGGCCCATTATGCGACCTGCGCTCGGTTACAACCCCAGAGTCTGAGAATGTCACCCATGGCAACAGGGTTGTTTCCTGATGCCAGAGTTTCATAGGACTGGAATGAGTCACCGCCAGCAGAACCGCGCGAGCGATACAACTGAGCTGCCATCATTGTCGTACCCAATTTCACGTCAGCACTTGGTGCCGTAGCAAGCACATCAGAAAAATATCCTGCAGCGCGCCTTCTACGGAACGCAAGCGCGTTGGCTGCATCTGTGCATACAGTAACGAAAGCGGTGTCATTTGCCGTTGCTGGTGATACGCCCAAGAATGACAGGACCGAACTGTTGTCGGTCCAAGTGCAAACACTGGTGTATGTGATTGTCGCTGTGTTCGGTGCGGTGTCGCGTTGAACGTCACTGCCAGCGTCAAAGTAGATGACTTGATTTTCGCGGAAAACATTCCAGTCAAATTCGAAGTCACCCTCTGGGCCTAGACCTGTGAATTCGTAAGGCTCGGTGGAAACAACTGTGAAGTTGCCATCCATCCCGTCACCCACATTCGCGACTGTTATCGCCTGCCCCATGAGAATCTCATTTGGGAGGAAGGTCTGCAAAACGACAACACCATCAAGGCGTTCGCGAAATGCAATCGATAAAACAGTCACGGCAGTGAATCCACTAGTTCGTCTTTATCAGACGAATGCAGCCTTGATGCTCTTGCTTGGGTCGATGACCTTTGCAGCAAAGTAACCACGGAATGCAATCTGGCGTGAAAGCTGTGAAGGCTGTTCAACGCTGATAGCGCCCTTCTGCTGTTCCCAGCACTCAATGCCTGTTGGGTCCATGATGACCATGTCAGTCGCGCCGAGGTTGCGGTCAACTACGAGACGAAGTCCGAAAGCAACAGCTGAGTCTGAACCGGGTGTCATGGTGCCGTAAGCGTTCATCGGTCCAACCTGTGGGAACAGTGGGCGGTCTGAACCGTCAACGAGTTGTCCAAGGTACTGGAAGATGTTCGGTGACACAGCTAGGGCTGATGGCAAGTTGCCATTTGAGCCAGTGAGAATGTCTGCAGCTGCTTGGTACATCCAGCGAACCCATTCAGCAGGGTCAGTGATTGACGCGTTTGTGAAGTTGTTGCTGTTGGTTGTTCCAGTTACAAGCTCTGAACAAGCGAGAAGGTCCGTACGGTCTGCATAAACGCGAGCCATGTCGTCCAACAAAGCGCCAAGAACTTCTGGCGAAGACCAGTCCATTGAAGCTTCTGACAGTTCAACGTATCCACCTTGAATTGTCTTGACGATTTGCACGTCATCAACAACGAAAGCCGAAGCGGTGATGGTTGTGTTCTGCGTGGCCGTTCCAATGCTGTTGTGTGTTGTTACAACTGGACGGATAAAAATCGCACCAGCTTGAGGCATGGCACGAACGCCTGTTGCATCAATCAGAGGGCGACGGCCCTGAAAGTTGTTATATACGGGAGCCACGATTGGAGTCGGGACAATGCCGGGAATATCGGAAGTAACCACGTCTGGAGCTGCAGCGCGAATGTTGTCATTCATCTGAGCAAAGTCGTGACCACCGCGAACGAATGAAGCGATGTATTCAGCAGCTGACGGAAGCTTGAATTCGCGTTTTGGTCCTGCGTAAATGAGTTGGGTAGGGACAGCAGCCTCAACTGTGTCTGGGGTTTCTTGTGTTGCCACTTCTGGTTCCTCCTCGGAATCTGTTGGGGTGGGGTCTTGGGTTTCAGGTGCTTCAGCTGCAACTGCAACTTTGGCACCTTCAAAGGCTCCGAACGGAAGCAATGAAAGCTCCGTCCAGTTGCCTGCTTTAACGATCATTGTGCTTCCTTCGAAGCTGTAATCGGTGGGTTCTACGCCAACGGAAACTGAATCATAAAACTGACCGGGGCCAGCCTGAAGGAGCGTCTCATTTGCGAGATTGGTGTCATATAGCGATGCCGAAAATAGCATCGCGTCTGGTGTTGAAACACGTTCACTGACCATGCCAAGAGGCTTAGTCATGTCGTGTCCAAGAATGAACTTTGGATTTGGGCCGTCAACTGGAAGTGAACCAGCAAGGAATTTGACGCGCTGGCCTCCTGAAACTACGGCCTCAACATTCCATGGGATTGCAACGCCTTCGACAACGCGCCGTGGCGTACCGTCTGGGCCTGCAGCGTTGATGCTGAACAGTTCGGCTTGGAGTTCTATTTTCAAGAGTTGCTCATTTCTGATGTGTCTGGGCTTGACATTGTTGAACTGTCATCACCCTCTGAGATGTATTCCGAAGTGTCAAGGCGTACTTCGCGCCCGCGCGGTAGTGCATAGGCACTGAGCGTCTCACCCAAACAGTCAATCACAGGCTTAGCTGCAAACTGATATAGGTCCTGACGAGCGGATTGAGCATTGCTGTAGGTCATGCCAGTCACTGGCGCGCCAACAAGGTATTGCGGGATGTTGCAAAGGTTGGCAAGTTCAGTCATCTGATGGGTGCGCGCTTCAACAAGTTGCAACTTTGACGGGTCGCTCGAAAATTCGGTCCATGTCACGGAACTGTTCAAGGCCCCAATCGCGTTTCTACGGCGAGCCTGTGACCATGCTG